CGTTAGATGCCAACACTACAGCACATAACAACGTAGCTATAGGTACAAATTCTTTAGGTGCAAACACTACAGCAACAGCCAATGTTGCTATAGGTACTAATGCTATGTTATTGAATACAACAGGAGCAAATAATGTTGCTGTAGGCTATACAGCTTTAGACGCTAATACAGATGCTGAAGATAATACCGCAGTTGGTTCTGGTGCTTTAGGAGGAAATACAACAGGCGATGGAAATACAGCAGTTGGTAGAAGTGTTTTATTAGCCAACACCACTGGTTCTAATTCAACAGCAGTCGGTTATGGTGCTTTAACTGCACAAACAACAGGCGATGGGAACACAGCTATCGGTAGCAACGCATTATTGACAGTTACAACAGGCGCTACAAGTACAGCCGTTGGGCGTAATGCGTTAAAATTAGCAACAACAGGTTCTGCTAATACAGCTATAGGTTATGCTGTTTTAGATGCTTTAACTACAGCATCTAACAACACAGCAGTTGGTTATTTTGCTTTATCAGCACTTACTACAGGTGCAGACAATGTAGCTGTTGGCTATCAATCTTTAGACGCTAATATCGATGGTGGCGATCATATTTGTGTTGGTTCAGGTGCAGGAACTGCTATAACTACTGCAAATGGAGATATATGTATTGGAAAAGATGCAGGATCAGGTTTAACAACTGGTAGTAATAATATAATTATAGGTAGAACTGCACAGACATATGGAGCAGGAACAGACACGCAAATTATACTAGGTACTAGTCTTACTGGAACGGCAGCTACTAGAGTACACATAGGATCAAGTGGAGGGCATGTTTATAATGACTTTACTGTTAATAATACATGGACACAAACATCTGATAAAAGATTAAAAAAGAATATTAACAATGATGATTTAGGTCTTGCTTTTATTAACGAATTAAATCCAGTTACATTTAATTGGAAACCACAAGTAGAAATTGATCCTGAGTTTCAAGCAACTCGTGTAAATAAAGGCGAAAAAGACACAGAAACTTTAATTCATGGACTTTTAGCACAAGATGTTAAAGAAGCTATGAACAAAGTAGGTAACACAACTTTTAATGGGTGGGATGAAACTGTAGATGGACAATCAGTATCCAGAGAAATGTTTATAACACCTCTCATCAATGCAATACAAGAACTCTCGGTAAAAGTCGAAGATTTAGAAAAACAACTTAATAACAAGGAGTAAAAAAATGGCAGTAACAAAAACCCTAACCACAGCAATACCCTACAATAAAAGTAGTAAGGTACAACAGTGGCAATTAGGCATGACGTATAATCAAGGCAGTAAAAGTGCAAGTCCACCGACTTACTACGAAAGTAACTTTAGTACGATGGTCCCTGCGACTGATTCAGAAGGTAATGTGAACTTCACACCCAAAGCGGAAGGCAGTTGGACTTTAGCTGAATTGACGGCTTTATGCCCTGTGTCGTTCTGGGACACTGTATTTGCGAGTCAGTACGACAGCGTAATTACCAATCCCCCTGACAATCCAGTACCTGACCCAGATTACGTTATTCCAGAGTAAGCATGGCTTACGAAAGGGCAGAGGGTCAAGGCGAGGTTGACATCTATACGATGCCAGCTTTGTTTATGTTAAAGGCAGAGATACCTGAAAAACTGGTAGACGGCTTAAACGACTATCTGGATGAATTACGGGAAGATGAGGACAGGGAATCACTGGCTAAAACCCTAGTGGGACAAATCCATCAGGGCGAACAGCTAAACATTCCTCCGACTGACGATGAGCGTATTCAACCCTATGTGGCGTATCTGTGTGATTTAGGAGCGACTTATATTAATCATTTTAGCCAGTCCACAGGGGTTATGTTTAAGACTAATAAACAGATAGCCTTGGATGAACTCTGGTCGGTGCATAGTTTTGAGGGAGACTATAATCCTATACACGATCACGGCACTAAAACCATTATGGGTATTTCCACGACCACTTGGACCAAAGTACCGCAACAGATACTGGACCAGCCGACTTCGGGAACGCCTGAATACAGTTTATATAACGATTCAGGACACAGTGACGGCTGTTTAGCCTTTAGCTACGGAAGAAACAGTCTAATAGATACAGACCGATTATTCCCCCCACAAAGTTGCGTGATCAAGCCAGAAGTAGGGGTACAGTATCTGTTCCCTAGTGGCTTACAGCACATGGTATATCCTTTCTTCGGAGAGGGTGAGAGAAGAACAGTCGCAGCGAATTTGAATTGCTGGGATGTACAGGAACAACAATGAAAGAAGAATACGATTTAAGCGGTTTAGAGGACCCCAACCCACTTGCAGAAACTACGGAAGTAGACATAGACCCTTTAATAACCACCAAATTAGCTTATGTAGATAATTTAAAAAAAGAAATTGAGGGGATTCAGGAACAAATGACTTCCTTACAGTATCAACTGGATATTAGAGTAACGGCTTTGACTTTGTATCAGAGTTCATTGGAAGTGGTGGTGGAAGAAGAACCCAAAGAAAATGGTAAGGATTTAACAAAATAAAGAGGTAAAACTATGTTAATAATGATAGCTTTAATAATCAGTGTAGTAGTTACTGTTGCGTCAGGAATTGCCGCTATTACACCTACGCCAAAAGATGATAAATGGATAGGAAAACTATACAAGATCGTTGATGTGTGTGCTTTAAATATAGGTAAAGCCAAAGATAAATCGAAAAAGAAATAAATGGCAACTGCCAAAGAAGCATTTATAAAAGTAGAGTCACATGAGAAAGAATGTGCTATTCGCTACGAGCATATAGAAAAAAGACTAGAAGAAGGTTCGGAAAAGTTTAAACGCTTAGAACTTATTCTTTGGGGACTGTATGGATTAATTGCTGCTTCTTTGGGGATAGATAAATTACTTTAAAACAATGCCATTACAAAAGTTTATTTTTCGACCTGGAATAGATCGTGAAGGAACGGATTACTCTAACGAAGGTGGTTGGTTTGACGCGAATCTAGTACGTTTCCGTAAAAACTTACCCGAAAAAATTGGGGGTTGGGCTAAAAACACGCTTAATACTTTTCAATCTACGGGACGAGCGTTACACGCTTGGGTGGATTTAAGTTTAACCAAATTTTTAGGTTTAGGCACGACCTGGAAATATTACATTCAACAAGGGGATGTTTTTAATGACATTACTCCAATTCGAGCTACGACTTCCGCAGGGGATGTTACTTTTGCCAAAGTTGCTAATGGGGATGCTACTATTACCGTAACTGATACGGCTCATGGAGCAGTGGAAAATGATTTTGTAACCTTTAGCGGTGCTGCTAGTTTAGGTGGTAATATCACTGCTGCCGTATTAAACCAGGAATACCAAATAGCTACTATAACCAGTGCCAATGTTTACACCATTGAGGCTAAAGACACTGATGGCGATGAAGTTACTGCTGCTGCTGGGGATTCTGGTAATGGAGGTAGTTCTGTTGTAGGTGCGTACCAGATCAATGTCGGATTAGACGTTTATGTAGAATCTAGTGGTTGGGGAGCAGGTACGTGGGGAGCAAGCACTTTTGGTAGTGTGAGTGCTTTAAGTGATACTAATAACTTACGTCTGTGGTCGCACGATAATTTTGGTGAAGACTTAATAATGAACGTAAGAGCAGGTGGTATTTATTATTGGGACACCAGTGCGGATTCATTAGGCACGGATAGGGCAGTAGCTTTAAGTGCTTTATCTGGAGCTAATTTAGCCCCCACTAAAGCCTTAGTTACTTTAGTTAGTGATATTGATAGGCACGTCGTTTGTTTTGGGGCGGATCCCATTTCAGGGAGTTCACGAACTGGTTCTTTAGACCCCATGTTTATTGCGTGGAGTGACCAGGAAAATGCAGCGGAGTGGGAACCTAAATCTACTAATACTGCAGGTTCTTTTAGGCTTTCCGCAGGTTCTTCTATTATAGGAGCGATACGAGCAAGACAGGAAACTCTAGTATGGACGGATACTTCCATGTATTCTATGACATTTGTAGGGCAGCCCTTTACTTTTGCGACTAATTTAGTCAATGAAGGAGTGGGTCTAATTGGTCCAAATGCTGCTATTAATACACCCAAAGGGGTGTTTTGGATGGACAAAAAAGGGTTTTATAACTACACGGGACAAATTAATGACGTTCCCTGTAGTGTACAGAATTATGTGTTTAGCGACTTAGCCGAAGGACAAGCGTTTCAAATCTTTGGGTTTTTAAATAAAGAGTTTGATGAAGTAGGTTGGTTTTATTGTTCCGAGGGAGAAACGGTAATTGATCGCTATGTGGTTTTTAACTACGACGAACAAGTTTGGAGTATTGGGCAATTAACTCGTACCGCCTGGATAGATGAGGGAATTTTTAATAACCCTATGGGAACGTACACCACGGCTGAAGTAGGGTATTTATATAACCATGAAACGGGTAATGATGATGACGGTTCGCCTATGGACAACGTATATATTCAATCCAGTGATTTTGATATAGATCCTGCGGGGGAAGACTTTCAACAAATACGACGTATTATTCCCGATATTAAATTTACAGGGAATGGAGGTTCGGATCAAACGATTAATATTGTTTTAAAAAAGAGAAATTTTCCAGGGGAAAGTCTTTCCACGTCTTCTACCAATACCTGTACGGCTACTACCACCCAAATTAACACACGGTTACGCGCACGGCAAGCGGCATTGCGCATAGAATCTGACGATGACGGTTCCTCAGGAACTAGACTAGGAGTGGGGTTTAGGGTAGGAGCCATGCGAATGGATTTACGTCCCACTGGCAGACGCTAATGGCTAAATTATTAGAAACTAAACTTCCTGTTGCGATAGGGGAACTTTCGCCTGAGACCTTTAACCGTTTGGTCAGAGTATTAGAGCTGAGTTTAAA